CCCGAGAATTTCCCTCAGAGGGAAAAAGTCGGTAAATTCCCGAGAATTTCCCTAGGGAAATATATATTACTACGTAATACGCGAGAAAAATTTCCCTCGTCAATGGGGAAAGTAGTTGTGCGTTAGCTTTCGCACAACAACTCCTTCCCCTGACATTGACAAAAAGGAGTTGAGTAGAGTGAGAAGTTTGGACTACACATTTTTGAAAACGGCAAAGGTAATGCCACCACTAAGACATAAAAACAGAACCGGTGATTTTGATGTGATGAACAGTGACGTGTGCGAATGGCTTATTAACATTCCTGAAGTAAGGCAAAAAGTTTTTGACATGGCAATTAATAAAAAATATATCAAGTACAATAGCAGCACGGGAAAATGGGAGGGTGCGGACTATGGCAAATAAATGTGAGTTTTTTATGCCAATGGTTCCACCGACTAAAACTTATCAGGAACATAAAGTTGCAGTGGTTAATGGTAAGCCTGTTTTTTATGAACCACAGGAACTAAAAGAAGCTAAGAGTAAGCTGATGGCATATCTGGCAAAAAATGTTCCGGATAAAAAATTTAACAGAGGAGTAATGTTGGTTGTTAAGTGGTTATTTCCCAAAGGTAGTCATAAAAACGGTGAGTACAGAACAACAAAGCCTGATACCGATAATTTACAGAAAATGTTAAAAGACTGCATGACTAGTTTGAATTTTTGGGAAGATGATTGTTTGGTGGTATCAGAACACGTTGAAAAGTTTTGGGCAGACCTTCCGGGAATATATATCCTGATACAGGAGGTGCAAAATGAATAAATTTATAACAGTTTACAACATTATGCTATTTGTTTGGCATGCGGTGTCAGAATACAAAGATAGGGATATATCTGATGATGCAGTATGTGAAGAAATGGTAAGAGAGTTGAATGGCATTTGTAGAGCGTATCCAGAAGAACATGAGAAATCATTGGTTAGGACAATTGCAACAGCAATAATGGAATACATATACGAAAAATAGACTAAGAGATAAAAATGTTAAGAAATGTTAAGGAGTGAGAGAATGACAAATGGTGAAAGAATCAGAAAGATGACAGATGAAGAATTAGCAGTAACATTAATGTGTCCAGCAGAGTATGATATGGCATTCAATAGACGAGAGGTCTGTGAAGGCAATATGAATAGAAATTGTAGACAATGTACATTTGATTGGCTAACAGCAGAAGAAAGCGAGGAATAAATAAATGAAAGAAGAATATTTCAATAAAACAGTGGGAGTGGTCATGGCATCACTCCTGCCACAAAACGAAAAAAGAGAACTGATTGATTCAATTAGGGCAATGGAAAAAGAAACAAAAAACAACGGATGGATTCCGTGCAGTGAAAGACTGCCTGAAGACGGAACAAGGGTTATAGCTTGTTTTAAGCACGGACTTGTAACGGAATTGAAGTATAAATCAGCCGGAATATTTGAAGGAATAAATGAATATGTGGCAGAGGTTATAGATGCCTGGATGCCACTACCAGAGCCATACAGAGAGGAGCAGGAAGATGGAAGATAGATTAAAAGAATTAAAACGTGAATTATGGAGTGAAGCTCAAGACGTGCTTGGTGATGATTATGTAGATTATTATTTAGCAGAAGAATGTTGCGATAAGGCATATAGAAAAGCAATAGATGATATGTTTGCTAATATCATGAACATTACAGAAGCAATGTACAAGATAAATGAAGAGAAATTTTATAATTTACATCAGAAAAAATACAAACATTACAACAGTGCAATTAAAGATATTTGGAATGAATTGGATAAGTTGAAAGAGGAACTGAAAGGAGAAGAGGATGAGTGATAATTTAGAAAATGCTATATCTAAGAAACCGGATAAAATTAAAGTAGATGAGTTAGGAATAATAGTCACTGGCAGTGTCGAAGAGCCTTATTATAGCTTAAAATATCATATACCAGGTAATAACTATTATAATATAGGGTTTAGTTCCTATTGTTTACAGACAGTGATTAGATTTAGGGATGAGTACTTTATCTTAGTTCCAAAGGAAGAAGTAGAAGTTGTAGATGTGAAGTTATTTAAAGAGAAGCTGGAGGAGTATGCAGTAGGTCAATGTACTTCATTGAGAATGGAACAAGTAGAAATAAGTATTGAAAGAGTGTTAGACCTTTTAGAAGAATGTAAGGAGGAGCAGGAAGATGAATGAGGAAGTAAAAAAAGAAATTAACCTAATTCTAAATCTGCTAAAAGGCTCATTGACACAGAATGAGGTGTCTATGGGATTTGATAACGAAACGGAAAGCCTAATGTTTTTTGATACAGCAACTTACATTAAAGAACGTAGATTTGACGGATTTAGGGTTAAGTTAGAGGAGTTAGTGAGGTGATTAGGAATGAATATTCTTAGGCTATTAATTGGATTATTTACAGGCATTGGAATAGTTGTTGTACTTTGTATAATTGAGCAGATAGTAATTAATATCAAAAACGAGATAAAAGATTATAGAGCAAACAAAACAAGAATTAAATGCTTATGCAGACCCCATGTTTATGCATTACATTCAATTTGGGCGGGCGAGGAAGCAGAATTCATATGTACAAAATGTGGAAAGGAAAAGAGGTTAATTGTTGAGCCAAAATCTTTTTATGAATTTTTCAGGAAAAAGGAGAGTGAACAGAATGAGATTAATAGATGCAGATAAAATAGACTTTAATGAAGTATTTGTGGGAGCAAGTAAGTTTGCAGAAGATACAAGACAAGCAGGAAAAATGCTTATTGATGCACAGCCAACAGCCTATGACGTGGATAAGGTTGTATACGAAATCAATAATAAAATACAGGAATTAGACGATAAGCAAAAACTTTTTATAGAAAATGGATTGTTTAATATGGCTGATAAAATGGCAAGCAAAATAGGGATATACATAGAATGTCGGGAAATAGTGGAAAAGGCAGGTGAAGAAGATGTTAGTACCCGCAATTTTATATAAAGAGCAAATTACAAAGGAATTTCAGAAATATCTATACACAACCGACATGATGTATGTGACTGGCTGTTTAGAGAACTGGATTCCTAATATAATTGAATGTCCGGATGAAGGTAGGTTTCAGTATGCAATAGTAGATGAAAATGAAAAACTAATTGGATATTTAGGTTATTCAATAGATTACTACGCGTCAAGAGCATACAACTTCGGACTATTTTCATTCGATAGAGGAAATCTTACTGTTGCAAGAGATACATTTGATAAGTTAGAAGAATTAGTAAATACATTACATAGAGTTGAATGGAGAGCTATTAGTGGCAATCCAGCTTGTAGAGGATATGATAATTTTATCAAGAAATATAATGGTAAGAAGCATATATTAAGAGATGCCATTAAGGATAAAGACGGTAATTATCATAACGATATTATTTATGAAATTGTGAAGGAAGGTGATTAGATGAGAGCAATAAACATACTGCTTATAGCTTGGGTTATGGTCTTATGGATCTTAATTAAGTCTAAGGGCAGAGATTAAGAAGAAAGGTACATTGACAATTGAATATTGGTAGTTTGGATGGTATAATCTAGGTATTAATTGCGAAAGAGGGGGAAATATGTCATTAATAGAAAATATTAAAAGCATAACAAAGACAGTATCTGATGCAGGGAACCATGAGTTGTATCAAAAACTTGAAGAGGTTAGTAAAGAAATATATGAGTTAAGTTTGGAAAATATGCAACTCAAAGAAGAATTGAGGATATTAAAACAAAAGCAGGATGAAAATATGGAAAAGGTTTTCAAAGATGGGGCGTATTATTTTGGAAACGAAGGACCTTATTGTACAAATTGTTATGACGATTTAGGCAAGAAGATTAGAGTACATGAAGAAGATGATAACATGGGAATAATATATAATACTTGTCCAAAGTGTAAATTTCGTTCTATAAAACAAAAATATCCATGCAAGCCTGTTCTCCTTGACACAATAACATTTTAATAATCATTATAACTGATAAATACGCAACCAACTACCAGTATTCGGTGGTTGGTTTTTTTATGCAGAAAAATAAGAGAAAGGATTGAAGAGGTTGGAAGATAAGAAAATAACAGCAAAGGAGTACCTGGGGCAGGTTAGACATATGGAAATGCAGATAAGAGACCTTCAGGATGAAATAAAAAGGCTTAAGGAGCTTGCAGTGGGAATTAGTGCATTGAATTGTGATGAAAAGGTTTTAAGCAGTGTTTCACAGGATAAAATGGCTAATACCGTGTGCGAGATAGACGAAAAAGTACGTGAACTGGATGAAAAGGTAAGGGAATTTGTGAGAATACGTTCAAAGGTTATGGAGACTATACATATGCTTAGAAACGACGAATATGAGCACATTCTGTACAAACGCTACTGCCTGATGAAGAAATGGGAAGAGATAGCATTGGAAATGAACATTTCATATAGGCATGTTCTAAGGCTGCATGGATTAGCCTTGGTTGAAATCGAGGAAATATTAAAGTTGTCATAGAATGTCACATTGACCCGTGCTAAAATAGTATTGTGATAATTTGATAGATGACATTTTTGTTTCGTCTTGATGGTTTCCCCCTAGTATTTTATATTTTTTTCATGAAGGAACGGTCTTTTGGCTGTTCTTTTTTGTTGTATTTTGTCAGCTTATGGGATATGATGAAAGAAAATACTGGGGAGGGATTCAAAATGGCAAAGGAAAAGAGTACAGTATCTAGAAGTATATATTATTATGATGCAATAATGTACCATAGAGATTCAAAAGGAAATTTGCAACGTTCAAATAATAAGGCAGGTAGTATAATAAGCAGTGTTTTTTCGCAAATTAAAAAAATGCAATTAGATAACGATGATGACATTATGATAAAAGTAAAATCAGGAAATAAATTGTTTATGATTATCGATAATGATTCAGAAAATAGGATTGATTTTAGGATTGTTTTAAGTAGAAGGGATATTATACCGTTCGTAGAAAAGGATGGAAAGTTAGAGAGTTTAACGAACTATATAGATAAAAATCAGAATATAGCAGAAATAACGCATGGTGTATATTTTAAGGAGTATGGAGTATTTGGAATTGAATATAATTTTAATGGAGCCAGATCATCAGCAATACCTCAATATTTTATGGAACAATCTAATTTAATAGAATATATGCAACTATCAAATATATTGAATATGGATGCATATTTGAAATTGAATACAAAAAAAGACTATAGTTTGTTTGATATTACAATAAGGAATAATTCTATACTTCACAATAAATTAATGGAAAGGACATCTATATTTGCTGTGAAGGAAAAATTTGATGAAGTTGAGACATATGAAATTATATTGCGAAAGAGGAAAACAAAAAAGAATGGATATAAGGGATTTAATTTACCTATGTCGTATGGTTTATTAGAAGAAATATTAAAAAAAGATAGAGAAGATATAGAAAAATTTAGAGTTAGTCAAGATAAAATATCAGAAAATATTGATTTACTATCAGACAAATTTGTAAATAAAGTAACATTTGTTAAGGAAAAGAATCGATCTATTGATTCAAAAAATATGTATGAAAATATAAGTTCATATTTTGAGTTGGTAGTATCAGAAAATTGTGAAAAGGTGGAATAAATTATGAGCAAGTCTAGATGCATCCATATTATGGATAAGCTTTTGATAAGTTTAACACCAATTGTAGTTGCTTTAGTAAGTGTGAGTATGTTAATACCAAAGAACAAGATAGGGTTAAAAGAAGGTATTGATAATTGTAAAATGATGCTCGATATATGGGGCGTGATGTTAGGATTTGTGATTACAGCATTATCAATTTTATTAACCATTCATGAAAATAGATATGTTAAAATGTTAATTGATACAAAGCACTACTCAACGGTTTTATTCTCGTATGCCTTTTGTTGCATATACTTGTTTATTGCAGTTATTGTATCTATTATTTTGATTTATGGGGGAATATGGAATGATGAGATTTATATATTGTTTAAGATACTAATTGTAACGACAATTACAAGTTTAGGAATTGCGTTGTTTTTTATGTTTAAAATAATTTTTAAAGAAAATAACTGAAGATTAATTGGCAAAGTTGAAAGACACCTTAAAGGTGTCTTTTTTGATGCGTAAAAATTTGAAATGAGAGAGGTGGTGTTGTGAGCAATGAATTAAAAAAATATGAACAGGCAGAAACAGACTATATGAATGGTCTGAAATATAAAGAAATAGCAGAAAAATATAGTGTATCAATTAGCACTGTAAAATCTTGGAAGACAAGATACAACTGGAACCGAAAAGGGCAAAAAAGTACGCGTACAAAAAAGAAAAAAGTATGCATACAAAATAATACCTCTTTTGAAGAGGTGGAGCAGGTAGTTGACAGTGATAATTTAACAGATGAACAGAGACTATTTTGTATCTATTATATCCGGTGTTTCAATGCAACCAAAGCATATATGAAAGCCTATGGTGTTAAATATAATGTTGCAGCAGTTTCAGGTTGCAGGTTGTTGCAAAAGGAAAAGATAAGAAAATGTATTACTGAATTAAAACAAAACAGATTAAACAGGGAAATGTTATCAGAAGAGGACATTTTTCAAAAATATATGGATATTGCTTTTGCAGATATTAGTGAATATTTGGATTTTGGAAGTGGAGAAGGCATAAACTTTGGAACATTAAAAAATTCTCAGGAAGTGGATGGAACGCTTATAAGCGAAATTAAAATGTCCCATGGGAAAACAGAAAGTGTATCAGTAAAGTTATTAGACAGAATGAAAGCATTAGACTGGTTATCGGATCATATGGATATGGCAACACCGGAACAAAGAGCCAGAATAGATTTATTAAATGTTCAGGTAGATAGAGCTACAGGTAGAACAAATCAGGGAGAACTATCCAAAGTTGATGAATTGTTAATGCAAATTAAGAAGCAGGCAGGTGATGTTGATGGTTCTAAGTGATAAACAGATGGAGTTTGTTAGGAACGCATATCACCGATACAACATAAAGACCGGAGCAACACGTTCAGGGAAGTCATATATGGATAACCTGTATACTATTCCATCAAGAGTTAGAGAAAGAATAGGCAAAGATGGACTGAATGCAATCATAGGAGTTTCCAAAGGAACTATTGAAAGAAACGTTCTGCAACCAATGAGAGAAATATATGGGCCGAACATTATTGGAGACATAGGCTCAAATAACATTGTAAGCATATTTGGAGATTATGCTTATTGCCTGGGTGCTGAAAAAATAAGTCAGGTATCAAAGCTTAGAGGTTCGTCACTAAAATATGTTTATGGTGATGAAGTTGCAGAGTGGAACAAAGAAGTATTTGAATTATTAAAGTCACGTATGGATAAGCCTTACAGCTGCTTTGATGGTGCATGTAACCCGGATAATCCAAATCATTGGTTTAAGAAGTTTCTGGATTCTGATGCAGATATATATTGTCAGCAATACACAATATTTGATAATCCTTTTCTACCAAAGGAATTTGTTGAAAATCTGTGTAATGAATATAAAGGCACTGTTTATTATGACAGATACATAAGAGGTTTGTGGGTTGCAGCAGAAGGGGCAGTATATAAGTTGTTTAATGATGCACAGGCACAGATACCTAATCCATTTAAGATTTATGAAAAACCATTGAACATAATGGAAATCAACATAGGTGTTGACTTTGGTGGAAGTGGTTCGGGACATGCGTTTTGTGCCACAGGTTATACAAGGGGGTACATGAACATTGTGCCATTGGTATCCGAATGGGTGGACTGTTCACAGAATGATATAGACCCGGAAAAGCTTGGAAAGTTATTTGTTGACTTTTGCTTAAAGGTTTTAAATCTGTATGGATTTATTACACACGTGTATTGTGATAGTGCAGAGCAGACATTAATAGCAGGCTTAAGAAGTACAGCAAGAAAGAATGGATTAGGCTGGTTAAGAATAGAAAATGCAATGAAGATACCAATTAATGACAGAATAAGATTTGTTCAGAGAATGATGGGACAGGGCAGATTAAAATACATGGGACAGCATTGCAGGTCATTGGAAAATGCTTTATGTGGAGCATTATGGAATCCGAAGAATTTAACAGAAGATGAACGATTAGATGATGGCACAAGTGACATTGATTCACTAGATGCCTTTGAATATACATTTGAAAGAGATATTAGTAGATTTATCAGATATGAATAGAGGTGTAAGGTATGAGATTTTCAAATATGGTTTCGCAAATAGGAAAGGTATTAAATAAAAATTCCCAAACACCGGTTGATTTATCCTATCTTACAGCAATGGCAGGATACATTGAATTATGGAGTGCAATGTATGAGGGTAAATCACCCTGGTTAAAAAAGAATGATGAAAATTGTAATCTTCCTGCAAGTATAGCACAGGAAATAGCAAGATTAGTTACTCTTGAGCTTAAGAGTGAGTGTACCGGAAGTGAAAGAGCAGACTACATAGAAAAATATTATGCAAAGGCTTTAGAAAGCTTAAAAAAGTATGTGGAATATGGATGTGCTAAAGGTAGCTTAATATTTAAACCATACGTAACTGCAAATGGTTTAGCAGTTCAGTACATACAAGCTGACTGCTTTTTCCCTATATCATTTGATGATTCAGGAAACATAACAGACTGCATTTTTACAGAGCAGTTTAGAAAAAACAAGAAAATTTATACAAGGCTAGAAAGAGACATTATAGAAGATGATACTTTAACAATTGAAAATATGGCTTTTGTAAGTTCAAATCCTGAAATATTGGGAACACAGGTTGAAATTACAGCAGTTGATAAGTGGAAGATGCTGGAGAATGAAGTCAAGTTCAAGAATGTAAGCAAGTTACCATTTGGCTTTTTTAAAGTACCTTTGGCAAACACAGTAGATTCCACATCACCAATTGGGGTTTCTGTGTATTCCAAGGCAATTGATTCAATAAAATTGGCAGATGAAAGATATTCACAGATTGATTGGGAGTTCGTTTCAAAGGAAACAGCAATACATATTGCAGAAAGTTTATTAAAACTTAATAAGTCTACAGGCAAATTTGAGTATCCAGGTGGAAAAGACAGATTATATAGAGAAGTAGAATACAGTTCAGGGGCAACAGATAAACCATTGCTTGACGTATATTCTCCTGACATAAGAGACCAGAGTTTTTACAATGGATTTAACAATCAACTAAAGCGTGTAGAATTTGATTGTAATTTGGCTTATGGAACGCTTTCAGATCCAAATAATGTGGATAAGACAGCAGAAGAAATAAAAACAAGCAAGCAACGCTCTTATTCAATGGTTTCAGACACACAACTTGCGTTGCAGAATGCTTTAAATGGTTTAATAGTCGCTATGGACTTCTGGGTAAGCATATATGGATTAGCTCCTGAAGGGAAAATTAATACTTCATTTGAATGGGACGACAGCATTGTTGTGGACTCAGAAAAAGCACGTTCTACAGATAGAGCAGATGTGGCAATGGGTGCAATGTCATTGGTTGAATACAGAATGAAATGGTATGGAGAGACAGAAGAGGTGGCAAAGCAAAAAATAGCCGGTCAGCAGGAAGGCACAACAGGAGATGATGAATAGTGTACAAATCAGATGAATTGGAACTTTTTCCGAAAAATATCGAGAATATATATACAGCATTAGAAAATGAAATAATGTCGGATATATTAAGACGAATAATTGAAACCGGGGAAATAACAAGGACTGCAGATTGGGAGTTAAGCAGACTGTATGGTATGGGAAAATCAAAAAGTGAGATAAAAAAGCACATTAAAGAAGCTTTAAATATGACAGATAGTGAAATAGAGGTGCTTTATTCGGATACCTTGAAAGAGGGATATTTAAGGGATAAAACTTTATATGAAGCTGTAGGTCAGGATTTTATCTCATTTGATGATAATGTGACTTTGCAACAGCTAATAACTGCAACTAAGAAACAGACAACAAATGAATTAAAAAACATTACAAAGACAATGGGATTTTCCATTCAGCAACCAAACGGAAAGAAACAGTTTCAGACAGTTGATGATTACTTTAAGAAAACAATGGATAATGCTGTAATGCATACATTAAATGGAACTTTTGATTATAATTCCATAATTAGAAAAGTAACTGATGAAATGACGAAAAGCGGAGTGAGAAGTATCAATTATGATTCAGGAATATCCACAAGAATAGATGTTGCAGCAAGAAGAGCGGTTCTTACAGGATTAAATCAGGTAACAAGTAAAATAAGTGAGGATAATGCAAAAAAACTGGATACAAAATTTGTTGAAGTAAGTTGGCATTCAACCGCAAGGCCTACTCATCAGGTATGGCAGGGAAGAGTATTTTACTGGGACAAGGATAATCCGAACGCTGAAAAACAGAAAGACGGAGTTCTTTATAAGTCATTTATTAAGGAAACAGGTTACGGTGAGGTGGATGGACTTTGTGGAGCAAACTGCCGACATACATTTTATCCGTTCATTCCCGGCATTTCAGTTAGAACATACACGGATGAACAATTGGAAGAATTAAACAGGCAGGAAAACGAGAAAAAAGAGTACAATGGCAAGGAATATAACAAGTATGAAGCTACTCAATATCAACGCAGGCTTGAAACATTGATGAGAAAATACCGTCAGGATATTAAGTTATTAAAAGAATCAGGATTAGCAGACGATTCGGATGAAGTAATAGCTGCACGGTGCAGATACCAGACAGTATCGCAAAAATATAGTGATTTCAGTAAAAAAATGGGATTGCGGGAGCATAGAGACAGAGTTAATGTTGATGGACTGAAGAATATTGGAAATACAAAAATAAAAAAGGATAGTTCTGGGGAGCAATTATTTAAACCGGTAAATTTAGATAAGAATAATGTTTTTGAGGTAGATAGAGGCAGAGTTAATATATCAACTTATAAAATTTTAACTGCGGAAAACAATATATATGTTTCTAATAATGTCAGACTTAAACCTAAAGAGCTGCATACAATTGATTTGAGTATAACTGAATCATTACAAAAATTAAACATAGCAGATCAGGATAATTTGCCAAGAGTTTTAATTATAAATAGTTCAGAAATGCAAACAGGAGCCTTGGCATCATATAATCCGGTTAAAAATGAACTTTATGTTGATAGAGCAGTAGGTAACAGATTAAAACTGCTGGAATTACAAAAAGATGCTGCAAGCCCTAAAAATGTATTAAGTACATATGTGCATGAATACATACATTGGATGGATGCACAATCTTATAGAATAGGACATGGTGAAATAATTGATAGCAGTGAATATCTTTATTGGATTAGGCATAAATCAAAGAAAAAGATTGATAAACTTATTGAGAAAGGTTACAATGTTAATAACATAAGTAATTATGCTTCGGACAACTTTGATGAAGGAAAGTATGATGAAGTGTATACGGAATACAGAGTTAAGCAGTTATTAGGAGAGTGATTCTATATGATATTACCAAAAACACCAGAGATGGAAAGAATATGGAGTGAAATAGAACAATATCTGTGTTTTTCTAATGAAAAAGGCTATGAAGTTATTGAAGGCTCACCAGAGGGAACATCTGAAAAGTTAGAGGAATACAGGCGTTTAAGGAAAGAACAATGGGATTTCGCAGAAAGCCTAAATTCCTAGATACCACCAAGCAAAAGGCTGGGTGGTATTTTTAGTTTCAAAAGGAGACAATATGGATAATTTCAAAGCAGTATACAAGATTCTGTCAACATTGGAAAAAGCAATGGATTTGCCTGAATTTGACATATCAGTAATTGACCATAAAGCAATTGGAGTATCAAAGGAACGTTGGTCACGTTACATAGAGATGATGGCTGATGTTGGTTATATCAAAGGTGTAAGAGTTGGCACAAGCATAACAGGAGAAACCATTGTTGAGTATGACAATATGAGAATTACCTTAAAAGGTTTAGAATACTTGCAGGAAAATTCAATAATGAGAAAAATCTATAATGCAGCCAAAGGCATTAAGGAGATAACACCGGGATTATAAATTTAATAATTATTAATTAAGGACTTAGAGATAGGTTCTTTTTTTATACCCTAAAAACAACAAAAGGAGGTACATCATGGTAACATCAGTACAGATTACATTGATTATATGTGTCACGGTTTTGTTGCTTACACTAACCGGAAGAAAAAACAAATAATAAAGTAAATCAGGCAGTCGAAAAGCTGTCTTTTTATATGGTCCTGAATAAGACGTAAAAATGTTCAGAATATCAAATGTATGTGACGCAACCACGTAAAAAGCGTAACGGAAAGGATGTAAAAATGAAAAGAAAATTCTTAGAGGATTTAGGAATTGAAAAGGAAGCTATTGAAAAAATCATGGCTGAAAACGGAGCTGATATCGAAAGAGCCAAGGGAGATACTGAGGCCTTGAAAACGCAGCTAAATGAAACTCAGGAGAAACTTAAGGGTTTTGAGGGAGTAGATGTTGCAGAACTTAAAGGTAAAATTACAGACCTTACAAATGAGATTGCAACAAACAAAGCTGATTATGAGAAGAAGATAGCAGACAGAGATTTTAATGACCTGGTAAAGGGTATTGCTAGCGAATACAAGGCCAGAGACATTAAGGCAGTAATGCCATTTCTTGATGTTGAGGCTCTCAAATCAAGCAAGAATCAGGACAAGGACATAAGGGCAGCATTTGACGGAATAGTTAAGGAACAGAGCTATTTGTTTGAATCCAACAAAAAAGTACCTTATGTAGTTAGTTCAACACCGGGACCAATGCAGGGTGGAACTGATCCTGATGACAAAAAAGCAAGAGCAAATGAAGCATTTAGAAGCTTATTTGCAAGAGATTAAAGAAAAGGAGATAAAAAATGTCAGTAAATATTATTAACAGAGAAAATGCGGAAGCACTTATCCGTGAACAGATTGTAGATGCTATTGCTCAGGATGTACCAAAGTCATCATCATTTATGGCTATGGCGAAGAAATTACCTAACATGACATCTAAACAGACACGTATCAGAGTATTAGACTTTTTACCTACAGCATATTGGGTAAACGGTGACACAGGAATGAAGCAGACTTCAAAGCAGGCTTGGGATAATGTATGGTTGACAGCAGCAGAACTTGCAGTAATTGTACCTATTCCGGAAGCAGTTCTTGATGATTCAGAATTTGACATTATGGGAGAGGTTACACCAAGAGTAATTGAAGCTATTGGCCAGAGAGTTGATAGTGCTATTATCTTTGGTGAAAACAGGCCGGCAGAATGGCAGAATGATATTATTACATTAGCAAGACAGGCAGGCAACAACGTTTCACTTGGTTCAAATCCAAATTATTATGACAAGATTCTTTGTGAGGACGGAGTATTTGCAAAGGTTGAGGATGACGGCTATTCAGTAAGTGGTGTTATTGCATCTACTAACATGAAGGCAAAATTAAGAGGAATCAAGGATAGTACAGGACAGCCTATCTTTGTTAAGTCAATGCAGGACGCAACATCATATGCTCTTGATGGAACACCAATGCAGTTTCCTGTTAATGGAGCATTTAACAAGTCCATTGCACAGTTAGTAGCAGGAGATTTCTCTCAGGCTGTTTATTCAATTAGACAGGATATTACAACAAAGATTTTAACAGAAGGTGTTATTCAGGATCCAATAAACAAGGAAATAGTGTATAACCTTGCACAGCAGGATATGATTGCCCTTAGAGTAGTATTTAGAATAGGTTGGGCACTTCCAAATCCTGCAACACGTATGGATGAGGACAGAGTTGGATGTCCTTTTGCTTATCTTGAACCGGCAACAGCTGTTACAACACAGACTGTAACGTTTACTGTTAAGGATGATAATTCAAAATCACCGGCTGCTATTTCAGGTGCAAGAGTAAATGTTAATGGTTCAAACATTAAAACAAATGCATCCGGAGAAGCTGTGTTTAACCTTAGACCGGGTACATATCCATATTCAGTAACCTGCAAGGATAAGGTTAAGGTAACAGGAACCGTTACTGTCGCAAAAGAAGCAGTTACACAGGCAGTAACAATGATTGCACAGTAAGGAAGTGGTGAAAGTGTGGTACACATCATATGACTATTATGCAAATGAATACTGTGGAGGAGCACCGGTGGTAGATTCCACCGGGTTCCGTAAACTTCTTCTTGAAGCACAGAGCCTTATTGACATGTATACATTTAACCGCTTAAAGAAAATGACGGAATATGGCGAGGAGATACAGAACTGCTGTTGTGAATTGGTAGAGATTATTTCTGATTATCAGGAGAGAAAGAATGAAAATCCCTCAAATATATCAAGTGAGAAGATAAAAAATTATTCCGTTACATATGAATCTTCCGAAAATATTAGCCAAAGATATGAAAGCAATAAAAAGAAAGTTATATTTAAATGGCTTGCTAACAGTGGCTTATTGTACAGGGGGTATTAATATGTTGACAAATGGAGTAATAACTCATTTTGAAAAGTTGGTTGGATACAGAAGTAAAACATATAAAGCTTACTTTGAAAAGCAGGATAACTCCAAAAACTCAAAAGATGGTGAGAAAGCCTCTCATGCATTGTTTGTGGCTGTGCCAACACTAAAAGAATTGCCATTTCAGAACGGGGATTTGATTGTAATAGGCAAATGTTCGTTAAAGATTGATAATACGTCAGAAAAGGCAAAATCAGACAGCTACAGACAATTAAGAAATAACTGTAAGGTTTATACTGTATCATCTGTTGAACCATGTCTTTTTGGAAGCAAAAGAATGTGGCATTACGAGTTAGGATGTGATTAGGTGAAGAATGAAATCAGGTTAAATGATAAGGACTTTTACAAGGCAATGGAGGAAAAGAGAAAGCTTTTTGCTGTTGGCGGTCCGATTCAGCAATTTATAGACAGTGAAGTATTAAGGCTAATGGTTCCGTATACACCAATGGATACAGGAGCAATGATACAATCAGCAATAGCCGGTACTGTTATTGGAAGTGGCAAAATAGAATACAATTCACCATATGCAAGATACTTGTATTATGGCGAGGTTTACGGTCCTAATATTCCCAAAAAGGAAAATGGAATAATTGTGGGATATTGGTCACCACCCAAAAAGCAACCGACAGGTAGACCTCTTACTTATTCAACAGAGAGACATCCGTTAGCAGGCAAGCTGTGGTTTGAGAGAATGAAAGCAGACCATAAGGACGATATTTTAAAGGGTGCTATTGCTATAGCAATGGGAAGGAGTTCTAATTGAATATAATTGAACTTGTAAAAGAGTTATTAACTAATTATCCGAAAATGAAGGAGTTTACTAACAAAATACACATTGATTTTACAAGAAATGAACCCTCTGACTTTGGTTTATCTTCAACGGGAGATACAAAGATAAAGGAAGACATACTTGGAAATCAGACAAGGAAGCATAATTTTGTGCTGTATGCTATTAATCAGGCATTTAATGACTATGACAGATTAGCAAACAGCACTTTTTTATTGGAACTGTCATACTGGTTGGAATTAATATGTGAGAATGAATATGAGATAGAAGCTGTTATTGATAATAAAAAGAGAAAAGGCTTTTTAAAGTCAATTGAGTGTGCCAATGCCATGTTATTTCAGATACCAACAGGAGACATTAATGATGGCTGCATGTATCAGATACAGATATATGCAACATATACTTTAGAAAGTGAGGAGTAAAATGAAGTTAAAAAGAAGTTATCTGTTGCACTTCATAGATGCAACATTTGGTGGAACAGGAACACCGAAGTGGTTCTTACTTGGTAAGGACATTGAGGATATGTCAGTTGAATTAAATCCTGACACCAGCACTGTCAAGAACATTCTTGATGAAACATCAGTTAATGATAATGGATATGAGCCAAGTATGGATGCAGATCCGTATTATGCAAATCCTGATGATGCAATTTATGAGAACCTTAGAAACATTGCAATGAACAGACTTACAGGAGATGACTGTAAGACACAGATTCTTGAAGTTTTAATTGAAGGTGATTCAGAGGCAACACATAAGGCATGGACAGAGGATGTGATTGTAAAACCACAGTCATACGGTGGATCACAGGGAGGAATTAACATTCCGTTCAATGTTGCTTTTGCCGGCAACAGAGTGGAAGGAACAGTTACTTTGGCTAATAAGGTACCTACTTTTAAGGCAGCTTCAAGTACGGCATCACAGACCGGCAAATAAATAAAAATAAAAACGCAGAGGGGATATAAATTCCCCTTTGCAATATGAGAGGAGAAACGTAAATGCAGAGTATTAGTTTTGATGAAGGATATAAGGAGTTTTGTGTTAATGGTGATGAAAACAGAGTAGTAAGATTCAATCCGAAGGATTTTGGCATTGTAACCAGAATGCAGGATACATTATCAGATTTTAGTGATTTAGAGAAAAAGCTGAAGGAAAGCACTGAAGATACATTTGCCGGAGTTTTAAAAGAGGCAGAAGAAACAGTTTATGAAAAAATGGATAAGATTTTTAATTCAGACGTTCATGATATTATATTCAATCATCAATCACCCCTTGCACTTGTAGGTGGTGAATTTTTATTTATGCGTGTAATAAATGCAGTTATCCCAATAGTAGAATCAGAAGTGAAAAAGGAAGTCGCTGAATCAGAAAAGAGAATGGGAAAATATACTAAGAGGTACGTTAAATGATAGGTGTCCTGCCAAAATCAATAGAAGTTGATGGGACGGATGAACCAATAAGAACGGATTTCAGAGACATTCTTGTGATTTTTTCAGCATTCAACGACGAAGAGTTGTCACCACAGGAAAAATATATGGTATGCCTAACAATTCTTTATGAGAATTTTCAAAATATGAATGAAGATAATTATGAGGAGGCATATGCAAAAGCCATAGATTTTTTGACTTTAGGAATGGAAGACAAGAAAAATGACACACCTAAGCTTATGGACTGGGAACAGGATGAAGCATTAGTGTTTTCGGCGATTAATAAGGTGGCAGGGATGGAGGTCAGAGCATTGGAATATGTGCATTGGTGGACTTTTATGGGATATTACACGGCAATAGGTGAAAGCCTTTTCAGTGAGGTTGTGAATATACGTGCAAAACGGCAAAACGGTAAAAAGCTTGAAGTGAACGAAATGGAATTTTATAAAAAAAATAAGGATATGGTGGATTTGAAAATCAGGTACACCAAAGAAGAAATAAAGGAAAGAGAAGAGTTAAAGAGGATGCTTGGTATATAGAGTATCCTCTTTAGTTTTGGGTAAAAAAATGGCAGATGGATATTTAAATTTTGATACAAAAATAGACGAAACTGATTTTGAAAACACTATAAAGTCCATGAGTTCATCAACAAAAGGCTTAAAAGGAGTTTTGAAAACATTGAGCGGATACATGGAAAAGCTGTTTACAATAGATACGTCAGAATCAACAGCAGAAATTGATAAAGAAACATCTGCTGTTAAAAGGGACACAGAAGCTACAAAACAGAATGCCAAAGCTAAGGATGATATGGCTAAGATGTCCCAGTCGGCATCAGCTACGGCATCAACAGCTACTGATGGAATGTCAAGTAAGATGATGTCTCTTAATGAACAACTGCGTAAAGCAGAGCTTGAATTAGATAATGCGAAAAAGAAACTTAACGAATTTGCAAATCAGGAGATTCCAACAAGTCAGTATGCCAGCTTGGAAGCACAGGCAGAAAAATTAAAAACAAAATTGTTGGCATTGTTGGATGAACAGGAAAGATTTAAAGATGCAGGAGGTTCAGAATTTGATGTTGAATTTATAAGAATGGGCAAGGACGTTGATAAGGTGGATGAAGCTTTAAAACGTACGGAAAGCTCAATGGAATCTCTTAAGAACAATGGAAAGGCTTTTACTCTTGGGTCAGACGACACAGGAAAAATGGAAACATTACAAAACAATGTAACCAATGCAGCAAACAAGGTGGAAATTCTACAACAGAAAATGGCTGAATTGTCACAGAAAGAAGAAAGTGCAGGCAAATCAACAGGCAAGGCAACATCTCTGGTAAACAAAATGTCAAATGCAACCCAAAAATTAAATGGAAAAATGTTTGGGGCTACAAAAAATGCCGGAACAATGGGCAATACTTTGGCAAAGAAAATTAACCCTGTGCCAAAGTTAATATCAGGTGTATCAGGTAAAGTAGATAAACTTGGCAAAAAACTTGGTGGAATGGTTAAAAAAGTGTTTGTATTTTCAATGCTTACAAAGGCTTTAAGAACATTAAGGTCAGCTTTTCAGAGTGTAATAACATCTGATGATGACATGGCAAAATCATTGTCACAGATAAAAGGAAATCTTCTTACAGCATTTGCACCATTATATGCATTTGTGTTACCAGGAATAAAAGCCGTTCTTTCAGCGCTGGTTACTTTCTCTAATTATATGGCAAATGTTATGTCGGCAGTATTTGGCAAGACAATAGCACAAAGTAGTGCATTGGCAAAACAGTTATATGACAGCACAAAAGCTACAGACGGAAACACGAAAGCAACAAAGAAAAATGCCAAGGCTAAGAAGGATCAGGTCGCATCATATGATGAATTAAACATAATGCAGCAGGATAGTAGTGATGAAGACAGTTCCGCAGCAGGTGCACCTGTATTTGACACAAAAGAAGTAGGCACAGGATGGGTTGATGATATTAAAAAACTGATTAATTCCGGTGACTGGGAAGGGGTAGGTACCTATGTAGCAAACAAATTAAACAGTGCACTAAAAAGCATAAAGTGGGCGGATATTCAAAAAAGTGCCCAGGATATTGCCTCAAAGCTTGCAAGAACGTTAAATGGTTTTTTTAGTGTAATGGATTTGGCTGATACGTTAGGGAATACGGTGGCACAGGCATTAAATACCGGACTTACATTTGCATATACATTTTTAACTACGTTTGATTTTAACAAATTTGGAACGTTTATAGGTACATCTATTAACTCTTTTATTGCTAACTTTAACTGGACATTGTTAGGCAACACTATTGGTTCAGCTGTACAGGGGGCAATAGATATGGCATATGGATTTGTCACAACATACAATTGGGGAAGTTTCGCAAGCGGAATAGCTACTACAATAAATAACTTCTTTTCATCAATTGATTGGAGCAAAGCAGGACAAACTGTAGGAAAGGCAATAATAGGGATATTTAATGAAATCAGCACATTCCTGCAACAGATAGATTGGGAAGCAATTGGTAAAGATGTCGGACAGTTCCTCTCAAATATAGATTGGAATAAAATTATTAAGGATTTGTTTGGTATTATATCAGATGCAGTAAAAAGTGCTTTTGGTTTGGTAAAAGGCTCCCTGGAGGGATTGACTGATGATGGGTTAGACCCGATAGAAGCAGCATTTATAGGCTTGGGGGCAACTATTAGCGGAATTAAGCTGACAAAGTTTATTTCAAATATTGTTGACATGACAAAAAATTTAATATTAAATACGGCAGCTATTTGGAAAAATGTGGCTGCGTGGGTTGCAGATAAGGCAGAAACGTTAGCAGTTTATGCATTATTGCTAAAGGATATTGTTCAGAGAGGGTTGCAGACCGCAGCAATGGCAGCACAGACGGCAGGAACATGGCTTTTAAATGCAGCACAGACAGCATTAAATCTTGTAATGAGCATGAATCCGATATCACTTATAATTATTGCAATAACGGCATTAATAGCAGCATTTGTTTTACTCTGGAATAAGTGTGAGTGGTTCAGAAATTTTTGGATTGGATTATGGAAAGTGATTCAGTCGGCTGCAAAGACTGCATGGTCAGCCATAAAAGGTTTCTTTGTAGGGGCATGGAATGCAATAAAATCAGTGTGGAGCATGGCCGTTACATTTTTTAAAGTTATTTGGTCGGCAATAAAGATTGTGTTTGAACCGGTTGTAACGTATTTTAGAACAATATTTAAAAATGCATTAGACGCAATTATATCGGTGTTTTCAACCATTAAAGGCTTTTTCACCGGAATAATTGGAGGCATTAAGAATATTTTCAGTGGATTAATTGATTTTATCACCGGAGTATTTACAGGTGACTGGAGAAAGGCATGGAATGGAGTGAAGAAAATATTTAAAGGAGTATGGGACACATTCTATACCATAGTTAAAACACCTATAAATCTTATTATTGATGGAATTAATTTATTATGGAAAGGAATTTATGCGGCTGTAAAAGGCATTGTGGATTCAATTGGAAATGTTGCAGGAGCATTGGGAGACATTTTTGGAAAAGACTGGCATTTTAAAATGCCATCAGAACCACCTACCATTCCGAAACTTGCCCGTGGAGCAGTAATCCCACCTAGGGCACCATTTATGGCAGTGCTTGGAGACCAGAAAAAAGGAACAAACATTGAGGCACCTCTTGAAACAATTAAGCAGGCATTAAGAGATGTGCAAAGTGAAAATGGAGGTACATTAGGTGGAAGTGATGACAACATTGTTGTAAATGTGTATTTGGAGGGTGATGCAGACGGAGTATTTAATCTGGTTAAGACTGAAGCCAAAAAATATAAGAACAGAACAGGCAATACAGCATTTGCATAAGGATAGGAAGAGGTGAAACATATGGCAAAATTTGAAGGTTATCTGCTTAAATTTGGTGACACGGTTTTCCCTGAAAAATACATGGCAATAGATTCGTATGATTCAACCGACAATCAGAGAACTGAACTGAAAGCAAGCAGAAATGCAGCAAATCTATTGATTAGGCAGACGTCACCAAATTTTAAAACCAAAATTGAATTTGATTTGATAGAGGGACTGCATTTGAAACAATGGGCAGAAATTAAAGCCGTCATTGATGGTGTGACATTGTCCAGAAGGGAACGTAAGGTACAGGTTAAGTATTGGTGTTCAGAGGACTTATGTTATAAAACAATGACATCTTATATACCGGATATTAAGTTTTCCATAGCAAAACATACTGATAACGACATCATATATAAAAGCATAAGAATTGCATTGATTGAATATTAAGGAGGAGTACAATTGCTAAACGTTAGTGATAAGACCAAAGAAATATATCTTAATGAAAATATGCCAAAGTACATCACAATATCATTCCCAAATGGAGACCATGCTGATATTACCAACAGTAACATCTTAGAGGAAAGTATGAAGCTTGTACAGAGCATATGTGAGGAAAACAAGCCTATAGCTGGTGGCTGTAATTCTTCCCAGTTTGAAATTACAGTGGCAGACATTGATGAAGATTTGACTAACAAGATGATAAAAGTAACTATCAGCTTAAAGGACCCACATTACAGAGGTTTTTTTGGTGACTTAAGCAAAGAATACAATGAGGGTGATGTGGTTAAAAGTGGCAGTGGAGAATACTATGAATGCATTAAGCAGACATATGAAATACAGTCACTGGAATTTAGTACACAGGATATTCCAAATGTTGGCAAATTAAAAACGGCAATCTTAAATGACATTACAGAGTATAGTGTATTAAAGGTAAACACAGGCTCAATAGACTGGAGCAATCTTCAGATGAACATAATTCAGGCAAAAAGTGATGGTACGTCTCCTGATGTTACAACAATCACAAATGATTTTAACAGCATTATCATGATAAATAGCAAATGTACGTCAATTACCATTTCCATACAGGATAAATCATCAGATGGAAGTGCTTTAGACATTCTTATTCAAAAACTGGATGTGCGTTTACTGGTAAGTTCCGGACGTGATGAAGAGCATTGGCAGCAGTCTTACGGTTACATTGATACAAGTGATACAGACGATATTGTGTTGTTTGACGGAAAGATAGAGAGCTGTAAAAAGAAAAACGACAGACGTTTCAGGGATATAGTGGCATATGATTACTTACATTATCTTGATGAAAACAGTAACATAATAATTTCAGATTTTTTTAAATCAGGAGATTATGGACTGGTTGATTCTCATAATAAGGGCGAATGGGTACAAGGCACACTTTATAAAAAAGGAGATGTTATTCACTGCGATTACACAATACCGCAGGGTGGTTCTTCCTATTTAGACATGTCTGCATGGTATGAGTATTTACAGCCGGTAAATAAAGGACAGAGTAAATGGAATCCGTATGAGTTGTACACAGGTTACTTTGACAGTCAGTATAATATTAAGGGAAGTGAAATTTTAAAGAAATTAACAAAAAATAAGAAAGCTACTACTACGGTTAAAAAAATTAGGGACAAGCTGTTTGAATATCTTGGTGAAGTATTTGACTTTAAGCAGCAGGAAACAACATTACCAATGGATAATGTAACTCTGTGGATTAAGCCATTTTCTTCAAATATGACATTAATGCAGTTGCTTGGCTACATATGCAATTTAAATGGAGTGTTTGGCTTTTATAATCCACACACCGCACAGTTTGAATATGTTACACCACCGGGTGTTACACCTTATGAGGTTGGGAGAAATTATGACATGGATGGTGTGGAATACTCAGACAATGTATATGAATGTAAAGCATTTGACATTATTGATAGTAATGGAAATTCACTACAGGGTACAGCAGATAAGCCGTCAATGTCGGTTAAATACAGTTTTCTGCTAAAAGAACAATATACCCCCGCTGACTGTATAAGTATAATTAATTCATACATGTTAGGTCAAAACAAGCTTAAGTTTACACCAACAAAGTTAAAAATGATGGGATTACCATTTATAACACCGGGTGATGTTATAAGCTACAAGGTAAATGAATATTCACCGGATGAAGACGGAAATCTGGTTGAGACGGAAAAGACAATTACTACTGTGGTGCTTAAACGTACATTGAGTGGGATTGTGGCACTGACGGATGATATTGAAGCTAATTATGAGGAATAGGAGCAGTTATGAAGATAGAAAGAATTGATAATGTTATAAAGGTCAGATTTGACCAGGAATGCAGGCTTACAGCTCCACGGATATTTCAGTATGACCGGGGACAAAGAATAGAGTTCCTTGATATTCCTGATGGAGTTGAGGTTCAGTTTTCAAATGATGATACAGACAAAACATCAAATAAGATTATTACAGACAGTCAGGTAGAAATACCTGATTTTTTAATTGCCATGAATGGAACAATAACGGCATATTTGCAGTACATTGATGAAAACAGCCAGACCACTAAGAAGTTTCTGGTTATTCCTGTGCAGGAGAGAAAACAGCCGGAGGAATACATTTCAGAAGATGATGAGCCGGGATTTAGAGCAGACATGCAAAAGATAATGAATGATACAAAATCCATAGCCGAAGACCTCCAAAAACGAGTGGATAATGGCGAGTTTAATGGTAAAAACGGAGATGATGGAAAATCAGCTTACGAGATAGCAGTAAAAGGTGGTTATGAGGGCACAGAAAAGGAATGGCTTGTTTCTCTTAAGGGAGAACCCGGAAAACCGGGGGCAGACGGAAAACCGGGCAAAGACGGAGAACCCGGAAAACCCGGAGCAGACGGAGAACCCGGAAAACCGGGGGCAGACGGAAAACCGGGAGCAGTACCACTGTACAACGCAGAAACAAGCTATGTTGAATTTGTATCGGAAAATGACTATGAAAAAATAACAAATGAAAAAATTGAGGAATTAATCAACGACTATGTAGGTGTAGGAGGTAGCAATGACTAGCATATGGGAAATAGAGAGCCTTGTCAGGCTAAAGGACAAGCTAAAAAATATATTAATTGACAGACGTGTTGATGTATCTGATGATAACTTAAATACATTAGTGGATAAGGTAAATAGAATTGGTAATAATACAGTTTTTAATTCTTTTCTATCTGATAGTATTTCTAATTATTATAACGATGAAATTACATCATTAAAAGAGTATGCCTTTTACTGCAACAGGTCTATGGTTGGAACTATTGAGCTTCCAAATATAATATCGATAGGCATGTATGCTTTAAGTAGTATGCCAAACGTAAAAAAAATAATAGCTAATAAATTGGAATCTTTTAATGGAAATAATACTTGTTATTCTTCAAGTTTTGAAGAAATAGAATTTAGAAATCTTACAAGAGTGAATGCTAATGATTTTATTGGATGCAATAAATTGAAAAAGTTATATATTCCTAAAGTGTCCTTCAATGGAAATACTTGTATTTCTTCGACTTCTTTAGAATATGTATGTGTTAAAGCAGAAAATTATTTTGCAACAAATTCTTTGTCTGTCAAATCAAATTTGGTTATGAAGATTATAATAATAAATTACATATCGAAAGTTGTTCCATGTTCATCATTAGCAAATTTCCCCAATTACGCATTAACAGAAGGTGATTGTTACATTTATGTTCCTAGAGATTTATTAGAGAGCTATAAAATAGCAACTAATTGGTCAACTTATGCAGATAGGTTTAGAGCAATTGAAGATTATAAAAACGAAATATGTGAGGTGTTTCCGCTGTTTGAAGAAGATTATGCAGGAACTTGGGATGAAAGTGAGGTATTAGAATGATAATAACAGAAAAAACAACAATTAACGGAAAAAAATTTAAACATACATATTCCGACAAAGGAATGAAGATTAAGCGAGACAACGTCATGTATGACGAAGCATACGACCCGGTAGGTTTCGACAGAGAATATGAAGAAACAAACATCCCAATAGAAAGCGAGGTAGAAGAATGATAGCCAAAGGAATGGTTGATGCAAACGGAAATCAAATACAGTTCAAACCACCTGACTGGGAACTAATACTTGATAAAACACTGCCGGCACAGAGCAGTGATGGAACATTATTGAATTTTGAAGATTTAGTACTTGACGGAACATATAAGGAATTAAGATTTATAACTGTAATGTGGACATCAGCTTCGGGAGCAGCAATTCTGTATGTGAATAATGGTACAGAACCAGTAGTTACATTACAGGGAGTGCTTACAACAAATGCAACTTTTACTTACGACTTCATATTGCAGGATACTGACTTACCTGGAAGATACTTGCTTTTAACTGGTGAAAGAACAATGAGTGGTGCTAAAGCAATAAATTCTGAGGTAAAGAAATACCAAAATTCGGGAAGTGATGAAACAATTCCAATAGTAGCAGACATCAAAAACTTAAAACTGAAATTTGAGTCCGGCTGGACTAATACGTCAGCAAGATATGTAAGAGTATATGGCAGAAAGTAGGTGTTTTATGGAAAAAATTAGAGATGTTGGCGGCTAAAAAAATGTACCTTTAGTACAGTAATAGTGTCTTGACAAGAAAAACAATAAAGAAAAGAGGTAAAAGAATATGGATAAGGCAAATTTATTGAAGAAAATAGTGGGAGCAATAAGCAGTGTGTTGTCATCAATGCTTGAAATATTGTACATTCCTGTACTACTCCTTGTAACTTGCAACGTGGTAGATTACACAACAGGTTTAATCGCAGCTAAATACAGAGATGATGGAACTATCAGCTCATATAAGTCTTTCCAGGGGATTTTTAAGAAAATTTCCATGTGGATGCTTGTAGTTGTAGGTGTTGTGGTTGACGAGTTGTTGAAGTACACAACAGATACCATAGGGCTTAAATTTCCATTTCAGTTTTTAATAGCTTGTATAGTTGCCGTGTGGCTAATATGCAATGAATTAATATCAATATTAGAGAATATCAAGGATGCAGGTGTTAATATACCTGCTTTTTTATTGCCACTGGTTAAGAATATTAAGTCACAGACAGAAACAAGTGTGAACATGGAGAATGAGGATAAGGAGAAATAGAAAATGGCAAAGAAAAAAATAACGACTAAAAGGTTTAGAGCATCTGACAAAAAAATCTACACAATTTACAGGTATTTTGCATCTGACAACACATTTTTCTGTGCAAAAAGAAAGTTGAAAAGAGCAAACGTCAGATACATTCCTATTCACAACACAGGAAACAAGGGTAGAGACACAGCTTATGCAAATGCAAATTATTTCTATAACAATAAAAAAGTATACGCAGGAGCACATTTCATCATTGATTTAGATGGAATAATCTATCAGAGTGGAAGATTAAGTGATGCGTGCTACTCAGTTGGTGGAAATAAATATGAAAACTGCTACAAAACAGGTGGTGGTACATATTTTGGAAAATGCAATAACTATAATCAGGTATCTATTGAGTTAGCCGGTATTGTTGACAATAAACCAACTGCAAAGCAGATAGCAGCAACTAGAGCAGTGATTGAATACATTCAGAAGTATTGCAGAAAGGCAAAGACAATAATTAGGCATTTTGATGTAACTGGAAAAGATTGTCCACACAGATTTTCAGGAATAGCAAATGCAAAGGCTTGGCTGGAGTTCAAGAAGAAGATTAAATAATGTAAGGCATCAAGGAAACTTGGTGCCTTTTAGTTAGTAAAAAACTGTCAAAAAACTGCCACAAGCGAAAAGCTCCAAAAGCTTTAGCAAGAACTAAGAGTCTTGGAAAATTCAAAAAAGGTCAGAGACTTGCAATAGATAAGGTTCAGGGTAAGTTCTACCATGTGATGAGACATGATTGTTGGGTGTACAATGTAAACACAAAAACCTGTAAATAAATTGAAATAGGTTTTCACTTATAAACTTGTTTTAGGTCAAATGGTACTAAAACGGTACTAGAAAAAGTTAAAAATGCAAAAAATATGTGTAAAATGTGAATATATATCAATTAGAAACATTGAAAATAATATAAAAACATTAAAAACAATCATATCTAGTTAGGTTGCTACAATTAT